TAAGGCAAACAGTAAAGCTATACTAAGAATCTTTTTCATTATTTGTTTGTTTTACTTTTTGAGTTTTTTTAGTTTCTGTATCTGTTTTACTTCCTAAAATTTCCGCTCTTGTTTTCTCAATAGGAAAATCTTTATGTTTGTGATTCATCCAGTCACCTTCAGCGTTTAACCAGATAATTTGCTTATCTGGTCTACTCTCCATGTGAGCGATTAATTGTTCTTTAGTTGCCATATCAATTAATTTCCATTGTAATAAACTGTTTCACCATTCCATCCAATTTGCACGTCCACTTTCATCAACATTTTGATGAACCATAACTCACTGTTATTTTGAACAGGGCGTAATTCTAACTTAGCATCATCCACGCTATTCATACCTACCCAAAGGTTCGAACCTGGATTCGGTAAGCCTAAAGCGATAAAGTAGAAATTATCAATTAGATCAGGTATTTTAACCACTTCATGCCCTCTAAATGATGCTACCCCAACATTAGTAATATCAACACCTTTATAAGTTTGGGCAATTTGAGATTGCATGAAGAAATCAAAGGTTGCGTAACTAACAAAGAATTTCATACGTGGGTCGTACTTCAAAGCAGCAGGTATTTTATCATACCCTTTTTGCATCTCTGCCTGAATGTTAGCAGCTGATAGAGTTGTTGCCCCTGCTACCAATAATGTGTCTCCTGAATCAGCCGCTTTCTTAATGAACCCATCATAATAACGATAAATTGATGGTGCGGCTAAGGAAGTATCACTGTTCCATAATGCCTTATTTAAATACCTATCATGCCTTTTTAAAACTTCTTGTACAGTAACACTTTCAACTGTTTGCGGCAAAGTGCGATCAATTAAAGTTGGGTTTAGCATTGTTGCAAACCAATGTGTTTCGTAATCTCTTGGATTGAACTCCGTATAGATCATGTAATCAGCAGGGGTTAATACTTGTCCATCAACCGTCATAGTACCTTTGCTTGTTGGTGTAGCTAACCGGTCTTGTATAAAATCTTCATAGTCTGCATCCCAACGAGGTATTGTAAATTTCTTTTTAATGCCATCCTTTACGTAAACATGACCACCTTGCACTGTCTCGTTACCAGTAATTGCTTTCACAATAAAAGTACTAGCAGCCTCACCAGCATACGTAGTATCACTAATTACAAATCCATCATACAAAACGCCTTCCATCTTTGCTATAGGCAAAAACCCTTTTACAAAACCAGCCATAAATAATACAGCTGCATAAACCAATGCAGGGCCACCAACAATTACCGACAATAAAGCCGATACTATTGCTATTAATACAAGTGAGGTAAAAATTTTAGTTAACTGTTTCATTTTATGCTGTTTTGTTTTTTAATTTATTTTCAATTTGAACCATAATACCTTGTGCAGTTGCGGATGATTTTACCGCAGCTTCGTTATCTGACGTTTCGATTTTATTAGCCACTTTATTTAAAGGCAGTTCTTCAATCATTTTTTTAGTGCCTTCGAAATCGCTTATAGCTAATTTCTTCCAGGAATCAATTGTACCAACATCGTTTTTGATACGTCCTGTTTTTGCAAATGCAGTAACCATTTCTAGTGCTTTACTTTCAGTAGCCAACTTATTATCTGCTTCAGCTTTATCAGTAACTTCTTTTAAAGCCCCTTCTGCTTCTGCTAACTTTTGTTTAATGTCTTCAACATTATCTTGTGCAGCTTTCAAGTCAGCTTTTAATTGGTCTGCTTCACTCTTAGCGTCGTTTGACACTTTAATCAAGTTATTCTGTAAACCTTCGATTGCAGCAACAATAGCATCTTCCGTAGCTGCTTCGTTAAGGTTTAATTTTGCTGTAACTTTTTTCATATCATTACTATTTTTAAAAACGTTATTTACAATTTCTGTAGCCTCTTTCCACATTGCTCTCGCACTTGTGGTGGGCATTCTTTTTTTATTTGCATCCGATGTAATCGCTATCTCTGTACAAAATCCTTTCTCAAAACATTCAGAAGCATTCAACCAACTTGTCTTTTCCATCAAATAACCAACTGCATCCTTTGTCATTCCACTTTTTGCAGATAACATAGTTGTTAAACTATCTCTCATACTATCAACAGCTTTTTTGTCGTCTCCACCACTTGGATTATGAAGCATTAATGAGGCATAGTCGCTCATTATTCTTTTGCGTCCTGCCATGAAACAAACACCACCCATACTCGCAGCTATCCCAACATTATGTGTATCAACAGGAGTTTTACTTTTCAAAATAGCATTGTAAATATTCATGCCATCCATCACAGAACCCCCAGGGCAATTGATATAAACATGGATTGTTTTCTTACCCATTGTATCAAGTTGCAATAACTCCTGTGCAAACAAAGAGCCGTCAATACCCATTCCGTCTTCACTATCCATACCAATATGCTTGTCAAGCATCATTATTGGTTCATCGGTATTGTAGTCTATTACGTACATCGTGACATAAAAGTAAAATGCCTCCAATTGAGGAGGCAAAAAGTAAGGCACTATTCGTGCAAAAAGTAAGGCACTATTTTTTTGATGTCTGTTTTTCTTTTAACGCTTTTACAGCATCATTAATAGCTGCACTTTTACTAATCTCATTTTTATTTATATAATCAGTAAAAAAACTGTGGAGGTTTGGCTTTAAGTAGCCTTCAACACTTCTTTGGTGCGCAGATGATTTTTTTGTTTCAGACATAGACGTAAAATTTATTGTTTAATACACACATATTCGAAAGCAACATTTTGTACACCGGCTCCAAATCCTTCACGAGCGGTTAAAGTAAAACCATTCACTGTTCTATTTCTTACAACCCAAAACACACTTGCATCAGTAGTAGGCGTACCGTTACTAATTATTGAACCAGTAACAGTATAAGTATTAACCGCTGTAGCCACACCAAATACAACAGCATAATCGCCGCCGCCTGGTGCAATATCCCCAAGATTAATACTACCCATTGCAATAACAGGGTGGTCATTATTTGGTGGAGTAGGCACGTATAATTGTAAGTTTGGATAAGCCCCAATCAATTGAAGAACATTATCATCATAAGGCGAATCTGTAGGAGCAGTTAAATTTAGTTGCGCAGGTATTACAAAATTCAAAAAGTATGCTTGCGCATAATTTGCAATACCACTACCACTCGCAGCCGCAGTTGTATGAATTTTACGAATATTATGAATGTTGTGTAAAGTAGCATCACTAAAAGTACATGGGTCTGCATCTGTTGTATATTGTGTTTGAACAATATTAAAAACAGCGACATCCGCTCCTACCGCAGTGTAAGAAGCAGCATCTACATAAAATATTTCGCCATTATAAAACACCACTCCTTCAGTAATATCATAAGAAGGGTAAGTACCAGAATTAACTACACCACGCAATACATAAACTACAGCTGGATCATAGCCAGCTCCTATTAATGATTGAATAATAGCAGTAAACCCTTCTTGAAAAGCCAATTGTAAAAATGCCAATGTTCCTTTCTTCGGGAAGAACTGTGCTGAATTTGATATTGGAGTGTAATCTAATTTTTTCATATTAAGAGTATGTTACTATTGTATAATTAAGTGAAACAGGAATGTATTTATCTACAAAATTTCTTACTGCTTTTTCATTCGTTAAAGCATAAAGAGTATCTAAAAAATTTATTTGAAAATTGTACACCTGTACAAATGGATATGTTCCGCCAATGCTATCGGATGAAGTTGTTTGCCCTATACTAGAAGCGTCTGTTTCATCTTCCCCAATTCTAAAGCCTGCTAAAACTGCTGCAACATTTGTAATATAAATATCACTAAATGACGATGAACCTGGTTGGCGAAAAGTTCCTCCAAATTCTTTATTTAAGGCATACTCTAAAATAATTGTCTGCCCGTTGTATTTTATCCTTTCATCAACACCTATAAAATTTGATTGAATTAACCGCCAGTTAGTTGTTATTGTTGGGTCATCTGTGTTGCTGTCAATTAAGCTTTCATATACACTCTTTTGAAATAATACTTGCTCGTATTTATTATATGAACCTGGGGCGTAAGGCGATGCTGTTGCTCCTGTTTTATAATTACCCAATACCAAATCTCTACACCATTGCAATGGCTTCAATAGAGTTTGCAATAACGTAACCGGTTGAGGGTCTCGTTTGTCAGGCGGTAATAAGTCTATAGCCTGTTGATCGAAATTTATGTCAAATAAATTTGGCATTACTCTGCTATAAAGTTTAAAGTGTCTGCAAATGTTTTAGTTGGTGTATCTTCTTGTCCAATATATCCTGCAATTGTTTGCCACTTCCTTTGAATGATTGCTGTACCAAGTACTAAATCAATTCCTGCACTAAATAAATCTGTATTTGCTCTACCCCGTACATTTTTAAGAACAACATCATTAACACCTGGCACAGCAATCATTGTAGCTTCTAAATCAGACATTTCAGCTGCACCATTAAATTGTGTAGTCGCCAGCTTTACAAACCATGCCTCAATCGCAGCAATCATTGTAGCTTGTATAACTGCGCTATATTGCCCTTGATAATAAATGTCTGCTTCAATATAAAGTTTGTCACTTCCTAAACTAATCACCACATAGTTAATACCTGCTACACCAATAATATTAATATACCCTTGTGCTGCTGATTTCTCACTACCATCTAATGCCTGAAAAGGATTTCCTTTTGCGACTTTTATTTGTGTCTCATTGCTAACGTTGCTTGTTACACTACAGGCTGTGATAATTCGTAAATCTTCGTTGACAACCGGATAAGTGGGTATGGTATCGATTAAAGCTATTACCTGTGGATCAGTTGCAGAATATTGAAACTTAAACATTTTATCCTGCACCCATTTAGGGCTTGCCGCCGGCGCACGATCAGCAATAGATTCAACATTCTGTATAAAGACATCTTGTATTTGCTCTAATAATGCCTGGCAAACAGCAATAGTAAAACAGATAGCACGTAAAATATTTCTCTTACTCCAAGTGATTGGGTCAATAGTAATGCCAATAGCAGCGAAATTGATAACAAGATTATCAACGATGTACTGGTTTATTTCTTCTACTTTACGAGCCATGCTTTTAACGTTGTGGTATTAAATATTTTTGTTGCCCAATTTGGCCGCCTGTGTTTTGTTCTATAGTAGTGTCCAATTCAAGGTCTGTAGGTGGTGCCTTAGTAATAAATGCATTAGGATTATCACTATCTAACCGACTACCTTTAGTGTCAGTAAAATTGGTTACAAAGTCAATAATGTAATGGTAAGTATTGCGGTGCTCAAAATCTTGTTGCTCACTCATTGCATTTAAAGGGCTGCAATTTGTTGGCCTATAACCTGTCAATAATCCTATAATCTTATCCCGTAAATTGAATATCAATAAATCCTGTTCAAATGTTCCTTCACTATTATAATTTTCGTGCGATAGGTGTATTCTGAAATTTATATCACACGATCTATAACCTTGCCCTAATATTTCAAATGTTGCAGGAGAAACAATTTCAATGAAGGCCGCAGGTTTAGGAAAATTATAAAGCTGTCCGTCTTCTTCATACCGTATTTGATTATTCCAAACACGAGTGTATAACTTAACAGTACTACCGTCACCGTTAACTACATCTAACGTTGCAATTTTTGTTAATAAATCAGTTAATGGTGCTACTATCCCTGGCATCTATTTATTTTTAAGCTTTCCACATTTTATTTACATACAATTTTATCTTCTGCCTTTGCTCTTGCATTAATATGGGGCTATTACCCATATATCGACGACGTGAAATATTCACAGTCTCGTCACCGTCATTGTGTACAGCTGCATAAGGTAAATCAACTACAAGCCTAATACTTTGAAAAGTTGCAGAACGAATACTATTACTTACTGCTCTACGTAAAGCCCCTGTTCTTACCAATATTGGGCTGGTTCTTCTACTAAGCCCTTTAAACTTCGGATACTTATACTCCGATGTATCCTCTTGCCGACGTTTAACTTCCTTCCAAGCTTGGCCATCCCAACTTTGACTTTTGAATGAACGAACAAAAAAGTTTTGTGCATGATTTGCTAAAACAACAGGCAACTCACTTTTCATTTTAAGTAAGTTCATTTTCAATTGCTCAAAACGAAATTTATTGTCGCTCATGTACTGGTATTAATGCGTTTAATTCACACTCTAAATTTTGCTTCATAAATGAATGGCCCTTACGTATAAGAACATTATTAAACTGTATGCCTTCGTCAGAAATTTCTAACTCTGGTTTTTCCTCACGAATAAAAACTAAGAATATACCCCAATAAGATTTCGAGAGATTAACTGTTTTTACTGTTCGGCCAAAGTTTTTATAATGCCGCATTGCTGCATACACTGAATCGGCTGCTATGTTTCCTGTTTTAATCATCTGTTTCAGGTATTGGTAAACCAAAATTGTTTTTTCCTAATTCTTTAGGTGCATCAAAATAGGGATGGTCTTTTGTAAAGACTTCCCCTGTTTTACCTGCGTTGTTTATAAATACTGGTTGCATTTTATCTTCAACCTCTGCAACAATTTCTTCATTCCCTTTTGTTGGCTCTGAATCCAGCCCATCTTCTTGTAATAAAATGCAACGACAATTAAAATGGTTAAGCGGTGTAATGGAATCCCAAATAGGATCGTCCACGTGTGCAACTATTCCATCAAGTGGCGCACATATATCCGATGTGTTTTCGTCAAGTACTGCTGAATATCGTAATAGTGGTAACACGTCCTTTTGCTTTTCAATCTCATTCCACTTTGATGCCATTTGTGCCTGCCCAATAGCTGTATTGTACTCTGTCTTTCCCCAATCATTATTCCATTGATCGTAAGTATTTCTTGCGATCTCGTTAAACTCTCTTTGTGTTCTAATATTCCCATCTTCGTCAACAAGCAACGATGAAATTTCCTTCACTTCTTGATAAGTCTTAGCTGCCCCGAACATGTAAACATTCTCACGTAGTTGTGTAAGTAGTTCTAAGTCCTTCCCTACTGCTTGTTCTAAATTCATCCCAAACCCTTTATATAAACCTGACTTCAAATAATCTACTACAGCTTTATAATAGTCTTCAGGTAAATTAAACTCGGTTATAGAACCATCGAATATGCCGTCTAAAAGTTTTGATATTTGCTTTTCACTGTATTTCATCTATACAATGATTTTAGCTTATTCTGAATATTTTTATTAAAGGGTGTTACCACTTGTTTAACAGGCGCACTAACTATTATACCTGTCTGCTCTGTAAAATAAGTTTCATCCATTTGTAAGCCCGCCTGCTTGATCTTGACAGCTAAATCAGTAATGGTATTGGCATTCTCCATTACTTCAGCATCATTTTTAAAGCAGAATTTACAATTGTCAGGTATTACAAAACCAAGATTGCAAAGTGCAGGTAATAGAATGTCGTTAACGATATTCTCCACAAATTCACCATCTTTTATTTGCTTATCGCGCAAAGCAGTGTACACCGGATTATCTTCTTGACTGCCACTACCTAATTTACCAGGCGTACTATCAAGAGCATCAGCATGACCCAAAAACACTTTACTAACTAATTTTTGCAAACGTGCTTCAAGATTGTCGTACGACTTATAACCAGTACCTCCTAAAGAAGATTCAATAAAAGTTATTTCGTCTGTGGGATCAGTAATAGCATAACCAGAAGAACCAAGATTTTGAAGCATAGAAGCGAACTCTGCACG